GGGCTGCGGACGCCAGATGGTGTCGGAAGACCGCTCCATCTGCTGGCCGTTGGTGTTGTACTTGTTCACCAGCGACGACAGGACGAGGGCGTCGTTGAAGCCCTCCAACAGGTTTTCGAACGCTACACGTTCTTCTTTCGAAAATGCGTTAGCCATTTTGGCTCTCCTAGATTAGGCCGACTGCCGCATCTGCCGTTTGTACTGCGTGACTTTGGTGTAGTCACCAGTCCGCTCGGCTTCGGCGCGGAGCCGATCCAATGTGTTGTCTACAGAACCGGACGGGCGCCCGTTTCCACTAATTTTCTTCTCGGGCTGAGAAGCTGCCTTCCGTTTTGTGACTTTCAAGTCTTTCTCCAGCCTCGCCACTGCGAAGGCAAATTTCACAGGATCAGTAATTGAGGATAGTTCTTTCGCTTTAACCGGGTTCTTGCCAATGGCATAAACGAGCAGCGCCGGATCTTCCGCACCCTGCACGATTAGGCCCTGTTGCATGACGCTCAACGTGTCCTGCACAATCTCTTCGGCGCGGTCAAAGTCTCGCACCCTGAGATTGGATTTGGCCGTCTGGTAACTGCCTAACTGCTGCTCCCAGGCTCGCTGGGATGCGGCTCGCTCGGCCTGTACCGCTGCTAGTCGGTCGTCGTTTTCGCGCTTCCTTTCGTACCACGCGGCAAGTTCCCGCTCATATCGCTCGGTGTCATAATCCGCGGCTTCCAGAGTTGGCTTCTCACCTAGTGGCTGACGCGCTGGCTGTTGCCCCTGCGACAGATGCTCGATGCGCTGCTCTAACTCTTTGACCCGTTTCTTTTCCTCACGATACTGTTTGCGAAGGTCTCGAACCCACGTTGGAGCGCGGGTCTCCTCCTCGTCTTCGGGGTCAGGCGAAACCCCATTAATGGATACAACAACCTCATCATCGTCCTCGGCTTCGGCCTCGGTGTCATCGGTATCGTCAGAGGCATCGACCTCCTCCTCCTCGACATCCGGCTCCTCGACCTCGTCTTCCTCGATGAAGTCCTCTTCGTCCAATACTGCCTTTTCTTCTTCGTCCATTACGATCCCAATCTTCTCACCCGCTTATTGTATGCGGACGGGTGGTTGCCGCATCTCTGGGCCGGCTATGACCTCCTGGAGGCCACGGGCTGTTTTCAACACGCTGTCGCGCTCGCCGCGCTCAATGCCGGCAAGCGTCTCGACAGTTTTGGCGCGCGTCTCTTCTGTGCGCGCCGCAGTGTATTCTGTATCGGCCTGGGCCTTGACGGCCTTTGCCTGGGCTTCTGCGGCTGCCGCTTGCAAGTACATAGCCTGCGGATCGGGTTGAGCCTGTAGCTGCTGCAACTCCGCCGCCAGTTCTTGCTGTTCTTGCTCGTTCGGCTTGATAACGCCCATGCGCAGCAGCTTTTTGCGGAAAAAGTCGCGCACGTCGCCGATGCCTTCGCCTTCCATGTTCATCATCGCCATGGCGGCCAGGACTTGCTGGGTCTCGGGATCGGGAGCGATCTGCAACATGCCGGTCAGCGCTCGCACCGTGGCAGCGCGCTTGGATGAACTTGTCGGACCAACATCGACCGCAACGTCGAATTTCGCCTTGCTCAGGTCGTTCTCATATTCGACCTCTCCGGCCTCGGTCAGGATGGGCCTGCCCAATTCGATGCTGCGCAGTTCCTCTTGCTCGCCGATGCCCTTCATCTTCCGCCCTGGCTCGACCATCACGTCACCAGCCATGGATAGCCAAATTTCGCCGCAACGCTTCACGGCCTTCGCCATGTTGGACATGTAGATGAATGCCTGCATGTCCAAACGGTTTTGGATCAGTTCGACGGCCTTGCCGCTGATGTTGGGGACGATCTCCTCGCCGGCCTGCTGATTGCCCAGAAGGTCGTTCATGTCGGCTTCAGTGACCTGCAAGAGCCCAGCCAAAGCGGGCGGGATCTGCGGCGGCTTGGTGTAGCCAATAGGGCCAGCCGCCTGCTCTGATCCGTCTGATCCAGTGATCGTATTCAGGAGCAAATACGGATAGTTCCGCAGATTGTCCTCGGCCCACATCATTTCGAAGCCGGCCACCTGCTCCGGCGTGAACAACGGCTTCTCGACCGTGGATAGCGCCGATATCTCGCCCAGCTTTGAAAGCTGCATGTTCTTCAGGCGCTGCGCGTCCTTGGCCATGCGAACGTGGCCCATGCAGCGCTCGATGTTGTCGATGAACCAGCGCTTGCCATAGACCGGCACAATCGGGATGCAGGTGCCGGCAATGTAGCCGCTGTCCTCAAGCACGCTGTTCCCGCTCATAATGTATTTGCGGACTTTGCGGCGCTTGACGCGCTTCTGGCGGATCTCAATCGCGCCGGTCGCCTCAAGCATACGCTCCAGGTTCTCGTCAGCCTCGAAATCACGCTCGCTGTAGCGCTCTTCCTCGCCATCGATTGTCTCGAACACGCGCACCAGTTCGGTCGCCTCTTCGACCCGATAGACCTCCGCGACATAGATCATGTCTGGCGTGGCCCAGTCAAATTCCCACTGATGGATCTCTTTTGGCCAGGACGCAGGGTCATCGCCCCACTCGTCGATGTAGCTCTCGCGCGTCATGGCCGTCAGGACAAAGCACAGGCGCGCGTCGCTCTTATCCTGGCGCTTGGCGTTTAGGTCGTAGAATACGCTGGTGTCGGCGTCATAGATTGGCTCAATACGGATGCGCTGATAGTCGTTTTCGTCGTCGTATTCGTCCTCATAGACGGCACGCAAGCGGAACGCGCCGAAACCACCGCCGACCGCCTCTTCGAAGGCATTGTCATATGCCTCGTCAGCACAACTGTCCTGCTCGTCGGCTCGGAACAGATCATCGCATGCATCCGCCAGCCGGTCGTGCTCGTTGCCCTCTTTGCTGACAAAATCGACTGTGATCCGGTTGTTGCGATATTCGTTGATGATCCGCATGACCGCCAAGTGGATCTTGTTGACCTCAAATCGCGGTTTGTTGTTGAATTGCTCCGCCAGGTTGCCTTCCCACTGCGCACCGGCAATGGAATAAAAGCGGCGATCCTCCAGGCACTGGAGGCGCTCTTCGCGCATCGCGGACTGGATGCGGTCAAATTCAAGCAGAGCGTCTTCGTGGACGCTCGCGAGCCGCTCGGCTTTGGTCATGCGTGCCAATGGATCGCTCCAAATAGTGTTTCCATATAACAATAGCACTTTCCGCCATGCGGAACAACAGTCATATTTAACTCGCCATTGGCATCAGCGTGGCGACCGGCTTGGCCTTCGGCTTTGCCTGGGAGTTTGCCCGCCTCGCGCCTTCGCAGGCATAGCGAAGCGCATCGATAACGTGATTGTCTTTATCCTCTAGCAGCGGCAGCACCGATCCGGTGTTCGGATCGACCTTGTAGCTGTAGAGCGTCAGTTCATCGATGGTGTGCTTGCACCGAGGGTGCACGACAATGTCGAAACTCTTGAGCCACTCGACGCCTTCCTCGATGGACTTTGGCCCCTTGATAGCCGGCTGGATCTTGGGGAAGCCGTTCTTTCGCATGTGCGAGATGGTTTCTGGCCGAGCACTGTCCGCCACCATCGGCCAGCGTTCCGCCTCTGGGATCGACATGAACAGCGACGGCGTGTCCACAATCTCGCAGCCGATTTGATATGCCTCATAGTCGATGTATAGCTTGCGCCCGATAATATGACTGCGCACCGCCACCGTTGGGTCGCTGGCAAATCCCCAGTCGGCGCCAAGGCGGTGTATCGCGTCTGGAGGCGCGTCGAAATCTTCCACGGTCCAGTTTTTGAACACCCTCGTCTCGCTGTTGCGGACGTACTCGCCGCGCCAGACGTGCATGTATTTGTCCGGGTCGCGGCGCTTGTCGTACTCCATCTCGGCGTGCAGGACATCCGGGAACCATGGATTGTCGGCATAATTTACCGGCACCACGACGCTGTGATCTGGCGCATTCGGACCACGCAACAGCGCCTCGATTGGGTCGTCGTCGAAACGCGGGTTCCAGGTAAACCAAAGCTGGCTCTCCGGCTTGCGGATCGTCGGGCGCAAGATGTCGAGCGAGAACTGGCTTAGGCTCTGCGCTTCCTCGACCCAGGCGATATCGTAGCCTTCGAGTGACTTTATGCTGTCGGCGGTATGGTTCTGTAGGCCCTGGAATATGATGATCCCGCCATGAACGCTGCGGATTTCGCTCTGCTTGATGTCAAAAAGATGGGCAACGCCCATCTCCTCAATTTTATTCTCCAACAGTTTCTTGACGGACTGCGCCAAGGACTTCTGGACCTCGCGCACACAGACCGCATCGACCCTTCCCATGGCCGAGCGCTCGATCAACATCTCGGCAAAGAAATGGCTCTTGCCAGATCCTCGCCCGCCGTATGCCGCCAGATAGCGCGGGCGCTCTGCCTCCAAGATCGGCAGAGACCAGCGCGGGGTTTTGATTTCGAGGTTCATGTGCCGTCAGGGCTCTCTGCGCGTTCCCCTTCCTGAGCCGCCGATACACCGGCAGCAGTCGCCATTGCCGCGATCATCCACTTCGGAGCGTGTGCACGCCGCGCAGCATCAATCATTGCCTTGGTAACATTTACGTCTTTCAGCGTGTCAGCGGCAAATTGCATAGCTGATCTCCGACCATACCTATCTTCAATTTCTCTGAAACTAGATACGAGATCAACAACCTTTGGCGTAACCAACTGCTGGGCTCGCTTAGGGCTGCCTTCAAATACTTTATAAGCTGGACTGGTCATCGGAAGGCCCCCGCCACTTCCCTTTTTCCTAAGTTCTGACGAGACATCCGGGAACATCAGCGCGTATGGTATGCCCCTACCCTCGCCAATAAGCGTTCCTGATGGCCCAACTTTATCAACGCCGGCTGCATATGTAAGAGATTGTTCTGGTGTTGTTTTCAATATCCCGCGATTAACGTCGGGAACAAAAGTTCGGTATCCTGTCGTTCCCCAGTCCATGCCGATTTGGGCTTCATCTGCCATTGCAAGACGCGCATCTGATACTTTTGGCAACCCCATCTTTTGCAAATTTGCTTTGTCCAACCCTTTTAATAATGCCGCACGAAGGCTTCCAGTTGGAAGTTGCTCAACGTATTCATCAAAATAACCGGGCCTTCCAATGCTCTTAAAATCAGCAAATGGATATATCGTCTCGCTATAAATCACCTCTTCTCCATTAACGATTTCCTTCTTTTTAACAGACATGCCAATTTTTCTGATCTGCTCATCTATCTTCGGAACGTCCTTCTTGGAAATCGGCGCATGTCTGAGCATCTCGCCAAATATCCTTGAGGTTGGAACAGCAAAATCTGATGAACTCTCGCCCATCAATACACTAACGTAGACCGGATCTTTCGATCTGAAAGCCTCATTCAACTTGCTCGACGTGGGGCTCGCCGCTCCGGCATATCCGCTGCCCGGTCTGTCAATGTATTGGAACCCGCCTTGCGTTGGAATTGGATTGGTAAAAACAACATCATTGACTTGTTCTACCGTATGCCGACCAGACGTATCGCCAACAATACCATGAAGAGTGCTACCCTCCAAATCTTCTATGTTCACTTGTACAGGTGGAACCAATTCTTCATCAACTACACCGCGACTGTAGCTACTTTGCAATGCCGTCGGTTGCTGGGATTTTATTGCTGTTGTCCCGGAACCAGCAATTCTCTTTCCTTTTCCAGCAATTTCCTCCGCCGATGGAATATCTTCCAATCTCTTGGCGATATTAGATCCCACCTTTTCATACCTAGTCATTCCCGCAGGCACAAACGGCAACATCCCGAGAGCGGTCAAACCAAGATTTGCCAAGGACGGGTCTGCTGCCGTGCTTGCAATATCTTCGCCAATTCCTACAGGATCGGCAATACCACCCAATATAAATCGGCCAAGGTTTGGCATTGGAATGTCCTCGGTCGGACGCATCGATGTGGATGCCGCCGCCATCCCTGTGTCCCCCATTCCCAACGTGTCGGTCATTGGATTAAACGTTTCACGCAGCGCACCAACTAAAGCGTCACCCGCAATTCGCCAATCGGCCAG